TCGAGATGTGTCTCGGTGCAGGGCGTCTTTGGCCGCTTTTTTCTTTCGAGCCTTGTCATCGAAATTTTTGACACTGGCATCGGCCGTGCTCTTTTTGTAGAGGTCGAGAATGGTGGCCGCCTCTTCCGGTGTCCGTAGGGCCTTTGCCATGTTGACTACCCGTGCAGGCTGGGTTTCGAGCCAATCGGCAAACTCTTTGCTGCGGTTGATCTTGGTGTAATCCGGATGGCCGAGATAACCAACTTCGCGCTCGAAATTGATGTCATCAATCGTGTCACGAAGCTCCTGGATGGTTTCGTTGACCGGCTGAACCACCGCTTGTCCTGACTTGTTGGTCATCAGGATACCGGCGTCCACCAACTGCCTGATCATGGCGCCGTTCATCAGGCCGGCCACGGCTTTTACCATGGCAAACGTCTCGGGCTCTTCCGCGGCGAACTCCCGGAGATTCAATTTCATATCATTTCCATCGGCATTCTTCCCGATCGGGATGTTCGCATCCGGGAGCTGGTCGATGGTAATGAAATTATTCAGCCCATTGGCCTGCTCGATGGACAACGAGATCGGCGCCGGCTTCTCAGGTTCTCCACCAGGCTTTTCCGGATCGGTATCCGGCCTTGCATCCGGCTTGGTATCGACCTTGGGTTTGGCGTCCGATTCCCTGGCCTCAAGGATCTTTTCCAGGCGCTTTTCAGGGTCGTCTTCATCCCCTTCGTCGCCTTCATCGGGCTCACCATCGGGCTTCCCGGTTTCATCCTTTTCGGGTTCCCCCTCGTCGGAACCGTCTTCCTCCCCGCCCTTTCCGTCCTCTGCGTCACCATCCCCCTCGCCATCATCGCCGTCTCCAGAATCATCCGGCGTCTCAGGCGTTTCCTTATCGGGGTCTCCGTCATCGATACCGGCCTCTTCGTCAAAAGCGGCCAGGGCATCTTCTTCTTGCTCTGTGACTTCAATGTCATCTGGCATTCTGTGTCTCCTTCAGGTTGCGCCCACATTCCGGGCAGTATTTGAACAATCCTCCAATGGTATGAACAGGAGAATTAGGATGCGGCCTTTTGTTGACCGCCTTAGACCAAAATTCACAGCACCCGCATTTCATAGTTGGCGGAGTCCATCCGATTTCAACAAGAGCCTTTTTGATTCTCTCATCGGCTGTTTCGCATACCCATACAGAAACCCTTTTCATAACTTGTCCCAGCGGATCATCGTTGGTTACACCTTCATCAAAAAGTTCCTGTACGATTTTTGTCCCATCAATACTTGTGTTGAGCGTCAGTTTCATCATGAACCTCCTTGGGTTTCTTGATATTTGACTTCAAACATCGCCAACCAGGCCACCGCGATAATCGCCGTTGTGGCAATATGAAATGGGAAATTAACCAATGAGTTGACGGAAACGGCCGCAACCCCGGCGGCGACCACCGCCATCTCGCGCCTCAGCTTTCTCAAAATGCTTATGACGTATCCGATGAGGACCATGGTAAATGGTATCCCCATCTCGAAGATTCCCTGGAAAACGTCATTGTGGGAAGTCATAACCGGCTTTTTAAGCCCCACATTGTAGACCATCTTCCAGTGTCCAAGCCCCCAGCCGATTATTGGCCGTTCGGTGAAAATGTCCCATCCCCGTGACCATATTTTAAGCCTTGCATCTATTCCTGGTGTGTCTACGAAGGCCAAGAACGCCAAGAAAAGACACAAAACTCCGATCCAAATTGGAAAAATCTTTACCCCGTCGATTTTAAGCGATGACCAAACAATGACGGCGGCAACAGCGGCTAGGGCCCCGCCGGTCGACATAGCAAGCACAAGTCCCACCGCGATAGGAATTGTAAACCACAACCTCTTTCCCCTGAATGCCGCCGGCAAGCAGAATGCCATCAGGGCCGCCGTTTCATTCCGGTTGCACATGAGCCCAACGGCTTTTGTTTCTTCATGCTTAATGGATGCGAATATCGGATCCATGTTGGCGACCTGAAGCAGCATGAAAAAAACATTCGCCATCGCAATGATCAGCATCACATCAAGTATTGCGTCGGAATCAACCATCTTGAGCGCCGCGTAGTACCAGATTATACCTACCATCGCAGCGGACCCGGCGTAGTAACTCGACTCGGTGTACTTCGGAAAGTGGGTTGAAAACACCACCAGAACGCCAAACAGCGCCACCCATGGGTTGATCTCCCATATCATGGCGCACAGCAGCAGCATCGCCCCGGCTTCCGCCAATACCTGGTAGCTGATTCTCAGGTCGCTTGACGGAAACCGGAACACGGCGATGAGGAGAAACACCGTGCAGAACGCTATTTGGCTGAACCTATTCAAATCAGTCCTTGTCCCAGTAGTATTCCAAACCCTTCAACTCCACCGTTCCTCCGCCGGTCGTTGTCGGCCATAGGGTCAAGGTTGCCCACCCGCTCGACAGAATACCGGCCGCCATCGTGGTAGTGGGTTCCAAGGTGAACATTTCATTCTTTGTCGTGCTGATCCCTGATAGCGTAACCGCATCCCCGGCGTAGGCCGCAGCGTCGAATGCCGTATTGTCGAAGTTGACATACAAAGCCCAATCGATTTCCGGGGGCGTTGTGGCATCGTCCGTGCTGGCGAATCCCCTGAATCCCAAACGCTCCCCCTCCATGCCGGGGGGAATGCGGAACGTGAATTCAATCGGCGTCACCTCGTCATCGGCCCACACAATGGCAGGGATCCCGTCCGTAGTGGCCAAACCGGGGGCGGATGTCCCGTCTGCGGCAATAGGCGCCCCGGATACGCACACCCCGGCTAGCGGGATGGTGTAGGGTACGGGTGCTTCAACCGTTCCCTTGGAATCCTTCCAGGTGACTTCACCGCGGAAGTCCCGTTTCCCGGTAATTGTTTTCGGCAACCTGTCGGCTGCATCCATTTCAGCGAAGGCAGGCGCCGCCAGCGCCATGGAAACAATGGCGATCAGGGTAAAAATGCAAAACTTTTTCATTTTACGTCTCCTCAATGTCTGTAATGAGTTTATCGGCCTCATCCGGGATGCTCAAAATCTCGTTCAATGCCCAGATGGCGCCCGCTTTGAATCTGAAATCCTTCGTTATTTTATCTGAAATCACCGGCCGGGACTCGTTTTCACTTCTCAACTTTTCCCGCATCTTGTACATCACCCTCATCAGCGATATGCAGGCACCAACCTGCTTGGAACCATTCAGAAGATGGATGTCGCGGGAGTCTTCAACCAATGTTTTCAGTGGGTATTTCATTGCGGCTGTCCCACCGACTGTGCGCCCTGGTGCGTCATATCCATGATTTTAGTGAAAAGATCCTGGTCGAACTCCTGCCCCTTCTCATCCTTTTTCAATGCGGATTTGGCGGTTTCCTTTTCAATATCCCGCTGCAGGTCGGCATCCTTCACCTGTTCCTGCTTCTCAATCTCACGATCCTGCAACTGTTCTTTCAATTTCAGCTGCATCATCATGGCCTTCATGCTGTCCTCGGCATCCTGGCGCTTTTCCTCTTCCGATTTGATGTACTTTTCAGGGTCGACATCGTTGAATTGCCAGATGTCCTTCAGAATGGCCCTGATTTTGGTTTCCTTCTGCAGTTCAGGGAACTTCATCACCAGAAAGAGCCCCTGCATTATCTTTTTGACCCTGACAATCTTGTCCTGGAATGACGAATACCCCAGCGGTCGGGCGATGAAATTACCCTTACCTTTGATCTGATCCGGATCCTCCATATTGAATTTGTGGAACCGGTTGCCCATGGGTTCTATCAGCCCATTGTCCAAATTTCTGATTATTGTGCCGGCGTACCTCATGGAGTTGCTTTGCAGGATGTTGATCTCACCCAAAGTGTCGGGCTTTTCCTTCGCATGGGTCTGGCCCTGCATGATCTTCGGCATGGATGCCGCCTCGTCGGCGTAGCGCTCGAAAATCCCCAAGATTGGCATAAGGGACTGGCTGACATCGTTGATGATAAACTGTTGGATGTGGTCCCCGATACGATCACCCATTTCCGGGAGCTTAATGTTCTTTCCGGGCTCGAACTCCGTTGGAATCTTCGCGTCCTCTCCCATCGTCGCCGTCATGATGTTGGCCGATAGCTTCAAATTGTCCTCAACGGATCTCACAACGCCATTGGCCCCTCTTTGCGGGTGGCGCAGCTTACGCGGCATACTAAGCCCTGTCGGGTGGTCGAGAAGATCCTCAAGGATTGCCCTTTCATAAGGCCTTTCGCCCTCCGGGACCCGGGCGTATCGGATGACATGCTCGTCGGCCATTTCGGCGTGGATTTCAACCTCGTCGCCGTCTGCGAATTCAGTGTCAATCCAGTAGGATGAAACATCGTCTCCGGCTTTTTTTATGACGTTGTTTTCGAAGTCCTCCGCGATATGACGAGGGATGCGGCACCAGCAAAACAACCTCCTGATCGTCTTTTTGCGGTGCATGATGTCCCGCAGGTAGGGGGGCATGTCGTCTTTGTCTTCGATATTCGATTCTTCATTCCCGGGTTGCTTGGCCGCCTTTATGGCGCCGTCAATTTGATCATCGATGTAAAAGGGTGCGCCCTTCAGTTTTCTCAATTCATAAGCCGTGATCATCTCCATCTCGATGACCCCGGCGCTCTTTTGCATATCGTCTTCTTCGATGTCGCGGAATAGGGACCACCAGGAAATGTATTTCCATGCCGGCTGGGTTCTCTCACTGATGAACGGCTCGAACCTGTCGTACTGCTCCGGGCTTTCCATCCCGGGTTGCGCCATTGAAACCTTTTTCCAACCCTCTCTTTTGACGACATGGGTGTGGTATTTGGCGTAGGTTTCGCTGTAAATCAGGCAAGACAGAATGTTTTTCCCGAATTGGCGGTCGGCGTTGCAGTCCATCATCTGCTGCTTAACCAGGTCGGTTGCCTCGTCTATCGCCTCCTGCAATTCGTCCTGCTGCTCCTGGGGGAGGTCCTGCATGAGCTCTTCCTCATACGGGCTTTGCTCGAACTGAATCGGAATCTGCCCCTCCTGGAGAACCGTATCGAGGATGACAGCGTAGGCCGCCATGACTTTCTCATGGGTAAGCGGGACAAAGGTGTCACTCCGCCAACCCTTCGCCTCGCCCTTTTTCCATATATCGTTCGAAATGGACTTGAAGGCGTCGAGATCCTTCTGCGCCTCTTTGGCGATCGGCTTCCGATTCTTGCTGAACTCGTCAAACAAGTTCTTCAGATATTCGGATAGGGCGTTTTCTGCGTTATCTGAGACGAGCATTTAGGCCCCCGTGTGGTTCTTCCAGACTGCCCAGTTCGGATTTAGCTGGAAAACGACTTCACAATCACGATTCATGTTCACAAGCCCTGAGTTTTTTACCTGGTGGACCGTATGGCTGCGGATCATGTTTCTGTGGATTCTTTCCTTCTGCTTGGCCACGGCCGCCGCCAGGATCTTGAACTTCGCATCCGTGATCATCCCGATTCCCGGGAATGCCTTTTTCACCTCGGCCTCGTTTACCTTGACGCGCTTTTCCATTGAGATAGTTCCTGTATCCTTCAGGTGTTTTGCATATTAAGGCTACTTGCCGCAGTTATGATTCTTGAGCGCCTCTTCACGCTCTTTGCAGTTCTCACAACCGCCAAGGAAGCACGGCAACCAGATCCGGTATTCAGGCTTCATGCTTTTCGGGCAAAAATCGTCAGGCTTTTCCATTATTGGCCTCTTCCTCAAACGCCTTTTCGGCTGAGTTGGCATTTTCGATGGCCATGGATGTCAGTTGGATCTCGACATGCCGACTCTTTTCCTTTTCGGTGTCATAGCTATTGATTGAAACAACTTTCCCAACAGCCCTGATTTCCACCTTGTCACCTGCATTCAGGCCCTCGGCTCCAAACCGCTTGGACAAAACCTTGTCAAGGTTGATCCTTGTCCCGTATGGGTACTCATCGAACTCGGGAGAAGCCGTCACTTCATACTGTTTCTTGGCTTCCGTCTTCGTCAGTTTGGTGCTTTTAAGTTTCATCCGGCTGTCTCCATGGGAATCGCTCAAACCCCATCACGGCGCAGACAAGCGCCAGTATCGGGGCGGTAATTGTTTTCATGTCGGCATACGACACTCTCTGCATGTCCTGGTGCAGTTTTGAGTCCTTGCCCCATGCGATCCGGTTCTCGGCCGCCAGGCGCCATACAGTGTGAATCGCCTCAACGTCATGGGACCAGTCGATCGACCGGAATACCGGTTTCGGCTGAATGATCTCCGACCGGCTGATTTCGAGCTTCAGTCTTTGCCGGAGATGCGCCGGCTGATGGTAATAAAAAAGTTTCCCGAAATACTTTGACCAGCACCGGTTGAACCAGTTCCCTATGCCCTCATGGGTCACAATCCCTTTTTGGTCGGTAACATTGTCGACAACAACCCAATCCCGCTGGGAAAGCACGACCACGGCCCCCGTCTTGACGTTGTATCCGCACAGGACCGCATAGCCCATAACCTGGAATTGACCGGGTGCGACCTCAAAAGATATCGGCCAGCAAATGCCCCCGCGGATGTCGTACTCAATTGGAGTCGCATGATCAAAATAGAGAGTTGTCGTCCCTCTTTCGATGTTGCGGTGGCACTTTTGTGGGATCCGGATCAATTCAACTTCCTCTTGTCAATCCCGGCCAGATCCTTGCTCGTCGGCTGGATGATTCTCGGCCTTACCAGGTTGTAGTTCTCATCGACCTCGCCGGCCCGCGCCTTCCCGATAAAATGCGCTCCGACACGAACCGCCGCCTTTGTCATGATCTCCATGGCCATGGCATAGTTCGACGGGAACCCAGCCACATTCACACGCCCGTCCGGGCCGATGATGATTTCGACCTTTATGGCCTTTTTGGCTTCGGCTTCAGCGATCTTTTTCATGTTTTTCTTGATCTGATTCTCAAGTTTTCCCATCTGAACCTCCCTGGGTTTCAATTTTACATGACATACCAATCGTCTTCGTGGATTTCCTCGTTTAACCACTGCCAGATTTTTTTCAGCCGGTGTACCAACGATACACTCGCAAACCGGCGGCCGAATGAGAAAGGGCGGCGGCCCTGTGTTCTCGCTTGTTGGGCGCCAGGGGCAGGAACCGCCTCCGCTCGTTGGTCCGCGTAGCTATGACTCCCCTGGTTGGGGTAAATTTGGCCGGTGTGCATCAATTCGGCTCCCAAACCGGCAGCGGAGCCTGGAGGCATGTCCTCTCGAAGTGTCGGCTGTTGGTGCTGCGGCCTTGGCTGGTGGTGGTCATATGGCAACACTATCAAGATCAATTCGGTTGAACACGGGCCCCTGTAGGATTAATTCCGTCATGGCCCACACAAGCGCATCGAGCCTGTTGGGGGACTCATCCCCCGGGATCCATAAGCAAAGTTCATCCTCAAGCAGCGGAAAGTTCCCGACATGGTGGATGAGCCCCTTTTCAGCTTTTGCACTTACCGGCTCCGCCCTCGCCTGCTTCCCGCGACTGGCATGGACCAGTTTGACAGGAACATCTTTATCCACCTGCTTGATCGTCAATTCGACCATCTCCCCGCCCTGGTTCTTTTCCGCAACGATCAGGTCGGCCTCGAAAGTGTGGTAGGCGTCGACAACCTTCTTCGCCCACACAAGCGGGCTCCCCTGAATCGTCTCATCGGCAAGGACATACCCGTGATCACCGTTTTTGCCTGCCACAATTATCCCGGCGTCATCTCCGTCAGCGGTGGTGGATGGGTCTACCGCGACCACTATCCGGTGGAGTTCTGGCGCCTTCGTGACCCGATACAGCTCAATATCGTCTCTGCGCCATAAGGCCCCGGGCGCCTCATCAACGTCTTCAGCAAGGATTTCCATCCTGTAGGCCAGGGAGCTCATATCCCTGGAAATCTCATCAAGGGCCACCTGAGATAAATACGGATTGTCCCTGCTGGTAAAATGGAAGGCCGCCCACCGATCATCGCCCGCCTCTTGTAGTGCTTTCGCTTTTTTGAATAGTTTTGCGGCGTGTTGGGGGTCATCGGCCTTCGATACACTGCGGCTTTTAAGGGCCGGCGGTGTATAAATGAAAATCGCATCGCCATTGGTGTCGAGCATCATGGGGGCGCCTACCAGCTCCCAGGCATCCTCATTCACCAGCTGCCACTCATCGTAAATGAGTTTTGAGGCGTAGTCACCACGAAGGGAGTCTGCGTTCCATGCGGTCTTGGCTCTCAACCGCTGCTCCGTTCCCGGGACTTCGATGTAATGCTCGGCCTCATTCTTTTTGAAATATCCCTGTTTGATGGGATGATATAGTGCCCGCGTTGTTATCGCCCAGAACCTTCCTACCTGCTCTTGCGTCGGTGCCGTGTAAAGAACTCGGTCCCCTTGAAGGAACCACTCAGTTCCCGCGATGCCGATACCGACCGTCTTTCCACCGCGCCGGCCGGCCCTGATAACCTTGCGCTTTGCCGGGTGATCAATAAACTCCCGCTGCTTCGGATGCGGCCTCGGTAACCTTACCTCGACATCAACCGTCCGCATCGGCCGACCTACCGTCCTCGTAAATCACTTTGAACCGGACCTCACCGATATGCTCTGTTTCAACCTTGTCCCGCCACTCTGAAGGCTTGCGGTTTTTCAGCCAGAAAATCATCGCAGTTGTATCACCGGGGTAATGTTTAACGAGATCTGCATATTCCCAACGACCATCCCTGATGGTTTTCCCATCCTCTATCCGCGTCGTCTCAACCCACTGCGCTTTTGTATCGGGGCATGACCATCCATTGGCTCTCTCGAATAACGACCGCTCTACCTTGGCATCCGCTTCGGCCTTCCAATCCTTTAGGGACTCAAAAAACAACGGGTGAGACTTCTTCCAGTTGTTGAAGGTCTGCTCTGTAACGCCGATACATAAAGCTATTTCTTTGTCAATGAACCCGCGCCTAGCCATTAGCTCAACGGCCTCTTGCTTCTTTTCATCAAACTTTGATGGTCGTCCCCTGATACGCCTCCTCCCGCACAAACAACTTCTCTGCCCAACTCCGTTTCTTACGCCGGTCAAAGAGTAACAGATGTCCCGCTTCCGCCCCGCTACGATCCAGATAATCCCACGTCTGTTTCAACCCGTCGGCAATCGTCTCCTCCAGAGACTTGTACAGCAACTTCAACTCAATGACCACCCGCTGCTCGCCTCCCCCGGTCCGAGAATCAAACGAACCGCAGCCTGGCTTACAGGTCCAGCTCCCGCAGGCTCTGCTTGAGAACCGCGGCCGAGTCCTGG